AATATCACGCTCAAAATTCTTTGAAATTCAGGAACAAAATGTGGATTTCTTGGACGCTATAAAAAGCGGGGAGGCCGAAGGCATACAGCAAGTCACCAACGCGCTCTATGAAAAGGCCACGATTGATCGGGATAACACCGCGATGATCTTCTTTCTCAAGAACCGCGCAGGATGGGTGGACAAAAAAGAGGTCGCAACAACCATAGAACAAAAGCACGTCATAGATTTAACAAGGATAAGTGATGACCAACTCAGCGCAATTGCAGCAGCTTTTGAACAGTCTAACCTTGGAGCAAGTGCAGGCGGAGCGTTACCGCAGATCATTGAGGGAGTTTACGAAAGCAGCTTGGCCGACGATTGAACCGGGCGTTGAGTTTCAGAACAACTGGCACGTCGATGCAATCAGCGATCACCTTCAAGCTGTAGTCGAAGGCGACATCAAACGTCTGATCATAAACGTGCCGCCACGCCACATGAAGTCAATCAGCGTGGCCGTTGCGCTGCCAGCTTGGACTTGGACCCACCAGCCGCATAAAAAGTTCCTGTACGCTTCCTATGCCTCTTCCTTGTCCATCAGAGACAGCACAAAGTGTCGCCGCCTGATCGATAGCCCGTGGTACAAAGATCACTTCAGTGACAAGTTCGTATTAACTGGCGATCAAAATCAGAAGCAAAGATTCGAGAACGATAAGACAGGATACCGCATAGCCACGTCCGTAGGCGGCGCTCTGACAGGTGACGGTGGTGACATCATCTGCATCGATGACCCACACAATGTGGTAGACAGCGACAGCTCTAAGGTGCGTGAAGGCGTTCTGGAGTGGTGGGACCAAGCCATGCAGACCCGGCTTAACGATCCCCGCACTGGCGCTTTCGTCATCATCATGCAGCGTGTGCATGAGCAAGACCTGACCGGGCATATCCTATCCAATCAGTTAGGCGATGAGTGGAACCACCTTTGTCTGCCTGCCCGATATGAAATAGGTCACCCAACGCCAAGCAAGTCTTGGATGGGATTTACAGACCCACGCACGAAAGAGGGAGAGTTGCTCTGGCCTGAACGCATTGATGACAGAACGCTAACAACTCTAGAGCGAAGCCTTGGATCTTATGCAGCCGCTGGGCAGCTACAGCAGCGCCCATCACCCAAAGGTGGCGGAATACTAAAGGCAAGCTGGTGGGTTCCTTGGGAGAAAGAGGATCTGCCCGACATCGAATATGTCTTGCAGTCATACGATACAGCCTTCGAGGCCAAGGAAAGCTCTAGCTTCAGCGCCCGTACAACTTGGGGCGTCTTTCAGTATAAAGGCGCAATGTGCGCGATTGTGCTTGAGTGTTGGTACGATAAGGTCAGCTACCCCGATCTGAGGCGCATGGCGCAAGAGGCTTACGAAGAGTGGGAGCCAGACGCTGTGCTGATTGAGAAAAAGGCGTCAGGTCAATCTTTGCTGCAAGACTTACGCATGGCTGGTGTGCCAGTATTGGCTTATTCTCCAGACCGCGATAAAGAGGCTCGCGCCCATGCATCAAGCGCACTTTTGGAAGATGGCAGGATTTTCTTCCCTTCCAATCGGAAATGGGCTAAAGATTTAATAGATATATGCGCAGCCTTTCCTGCACATCCAAATGATGATGTTGTTGATACATGCACACAGGCATGGTTAAGGTTGCGAAAAGGATGGTTCGTTGGTCACTCAGAAGACCCAGATGACGATGAGCCGATAGAAAAACAAAGGATGACGCTCTATGGCTGAACCAGAAAACATTGTCCCATTTGCTGAAGGCGCTCCTGCCGATGACCTGATGATCGAAGAGCTGGCAGACGGTGACGTTCTGATCGGTGATCCAGAGCTGGATTTCATGGATGAGCTGGATGATGCAGAGTTTGATCAAAACCTTGCGGAAGTTATCGATGAGCGCGAACTTATGCGCAAAGCCAGCGAGCTGGTAGGATTTTACGAAAATGACCGTGCAGCTCGCGCTGAGTGGGAAGAACGCTACAAGCAAGGCTTGAAGACTCTAGATCCAGATGGTGGACTGGCCGAAGGCGAAGATGAGCGTTCAAGCCGTGGCCTGTCAGTTGTGGTTCACCCACTGATTGCTGAAGCTGCCACCCAGTTCAACGCCAAGGCAATCGCAGAGCTTTACCCATCAGGTGGGCCAGTTAAGTCTGTCATCATTGGCAACCCAGACGAAGAGCTAGAAGATCAGGCTCGCCGGGTTCGTGAGTTTATGAACTACCAGATCACACAGGAAATGCCCGAATACTTCCCTGATCTGGATCAAATGCTGTTTCACCTACCGCTGATCGGTCATACCTTCAAAAAGGTTTGGTGGGATGCCAACACGGATCGTCAGTGCAGTCAGTTCGTAAAGGCTGAAGACTTTGTGGTCGCACCAGAGAGCAAAGATCTCTACACATCTCCGCGCTACACGCATGTCATCCGAATGCCAAAGAATGACTTCAACCGCTACGTTCAAAATGGTTACTACCTTCAGACGAAGTATGGCGAAACAAATTCTATAGACCCATCAGGCGATACAATCGGTGAGATCGAAGGCGTTGATCAGTACGATGACAGCGATGATAACGTAATGACGTTGCTTGAAATGCACGTCTACGATCTGTTTGACGGCATCGATGGCCAAGAAATGGATGATGATGACGCTGATGATAACGCAGTTGCCATCCCATATGTGATCACAATCGACTATGAAAACCAGAATGTGGTTTCTGTGCGCCGTAACTGGAAGCAAGAAGATGAGCGCAAAAAGCGCCGCGATTGGTTTGTCAGCTACAAGTTCTTGCCCGGTTTGGGCTTTTATGGCTTTGGCCTGTACCACATGATCGGTGGCTTGGGCAAAGCAGCGACTGGATCGCTTCGCGCCCTTCTCGACAGTGCAGCTTTCTCGAACATGCAAGGTGGCTTCAAGCTGCGTGGCCGCGTCAATGGCGGTGATATGCAGATTAGCCCCGGCGAGTTTGTGGATCTCGACAGCACAGTCGATGACGTGAACAAGGCGATCATGCCCCTGCCGTTCAAAGAGCCAAGCGGTGCTTTGTTTAACTTGCTTGGATACATGGTTGACGCAGGTCAGCGTTTTGCCAGCACAGCCGATTTGAATGTCGGTGACGTGAATCCAAACGCACCAGTAGGATCGACAGTCGCCCTGATCGAACAAGGATCGAAGGCATTCAGCGCAATCCACAAGCGGTTGCACTATGCGCAAGGCCAAGAGTTTAAACTTCTGGCTGATCTAAACGCAGAAAACCTGCCAGATGAGTTTAAGTTTGCCCAAGCTGGTGCGGCTGAAATCATTTATCGCACTGACTTTGATGATCGCATTGACATCGTCCCAGTGTCAGATCCTAACATCTTCTCGACAGCCCAGCGCATTGCGCAGGCACAGGCTGTTTTGGAAATGGCACGTTCAGCTCCGCAGCTCCATGATTTGTATGAGGCATACAAACGGATGTATGAGGCGATCCGCATTCCAAATATCGATGAAATCTTGCAAAAGCCTGAAGAGGCGGTGCAGATGGACCCAATCGATGAGAACATGAGCGTTCTGTATGGCAAGCCAATCCGCGCCTTCCCAGAGCAAGACCATGAAGCTCACATCGCGGTTCACATGCAGTTCATGCAAGATCCATCACTGGGCGGCAATCCCGGCGCGAAACAAATGCAGCCCGTGTTGATAGCTCACATTGCAGAGCATATCGCGCTTCTGTACCGTCAGCGCATGGAAGCTGGCATCAATATGCAAATGCCGCCAATGCCAGACTTCAGAGATCCGAAGTTCAAGTTCAACGAAGTAGATCCAGCAACGGACATGCTAATCAGCCAACGTGCAGCTCAAGTTGTACAATCTGCGCCTCAGATGAAGCAGATCGAAGCCATTCGAGGATTGGGTGGACAGCAAGGTCAGCAAGGAAACCCATTGCAATATGCTCAAGAGTTAGCAAAGCTAGAGACAGAATCTTTGAAAGCTCGCACTCAGGCACAAATACAAGCGGATCAGGCCAAGGCCAAGTCCAGCATTCAGATCAAGCAAGCCGAAGCGCGGCAAGACATGGAGATTGATGCAGCTAAAGCGCAAGCTGACATGCAGGCAAAGATTATGAAGCTAGAGGCAGAGTTGCAGCTTGAGAGAGAAAAGAATGCAGCCAAAATTCAGATGGAGGCCATGAAGAATGTACCCCCCGCAGTATAATTTGCCTCCTATCAATCCTGCTGCCTTCGGCGGTCTACCGCAGCAGGGTCCACGGGTTGGCCCTCCAATGTCCCCTCCCAACAATGTTGGAGGGCCACAGGCCCAACCACCTATGGATATGAATAAGTACCTGATTAACAAGGTCATGGAGATCAAGCGCCGCATGGGTAGTGGATCAACGGGTGCGCTGGGCGCAATCTCTGAAGTCATGACGCCACAGCCGGGACCACAACCACAACCACAACCTATGAGGGCGTGATGAATAACACTTTTATGGACCGCGTGAACGCGATTGTGCAAAAGAATCAACCTGCATCCATGCCAATGCAAGCTCCAGAATCTTATCCAGATCAAGGAATGGGTGCTTTGAGCAATGTTGTTTCTGGCGCTCCACGTCAAACTGAGATCATGGGCCAACCCCACATGCTGGCTTACATCAACCCGCAGGAAGAACAGATGTTACGCAATGCGGGTGGCGCTGGTTTGCCGGGTCCAGATGGTGTTCCTGCTTACTGGTTTCACTCAAATTGGGGTGGTGGTAGCAAAAATACTACTAGCGCGTCTAATGCTAACGAAGAAGCTGCTAAATCTATGCTTTCTGTTGGTATTGGTAATGTTGGAGGTAGTAAGACTTACAGCCACGCCACTGACGGCGATGATGATCGGCCTAGCGAAGCCCCCACTCCTACGGTTATTCCGACAGGTACAACCCTAAAAACGGGAACTGTTTTAAACAGCGGATCTGATCCTGTTGTATTTACGGCTAACGATGATGGTGGGTTTACTGGACAAAATCAGTCTACTGTTACAGATTTTGGATCTGATTCAGACAACGCGGCAGCGGTTGATACTGCTGTTTCTGAAGCTATAGATTACACACCCACAACTGTAAGCACCTCAACTACTACAGCATTGCCAGATACGGTAACTATTCAACCTCCACCTTCTGGAACTGATCAAAATACGGGCGCACAGCCTGTATATTTGCAGCCGAATACTGCTGGCGCACTTCCACAAGAAACAACCCTTGCAGATGTTCAGCAAGAGCTAAACGCAGCAATATCTGAAGCTCAATTTGCTGCTGGCAGTAACGAGCCAGATGTTTATTGGAACGATGAAATTGCACAGTTGGCAGCTCAACGTGACAGGATTAGAGATAGCGGCACAGAATCTACAGGTTCGCTTTCGGACATCAAAGCCGACTTGACCTTAACTGGAAATGATTCTGGCTCTTTTAGTTTCTTGCCTGAAAGCAGCAATACTTTAGGGCAAACAATAATAAATGCTCTAACTCCTTTTGGATCAATGGAATATATAAACGGCGTTTTGGTAGATACAGATGCAGGAGATTTTACAAGCAATCCTTCAGCAGCAAACAACGCGAGCGGATATGTAAACGCAGCAGCAGGAGCTGGATCTGCACTTCTTGATTCTGCATACGCTAAAATAGCTGCTGGTAAGACCAGTGATCTAACGATGGCAGAACAAAGTGCATTATACGGCCAGAGAGGCACAGTTCCTAACGCGGCAGAGACAGTTGCATTGCAGGAAAATTATAAGGCCAGCGGGGCAAGAACAATTACTCAAGACATGCAGGACGAAATCGTCAGTGGCATGGTGGATAATGGCGCTACTCAAGCACAAATTGATGATTATAAAGAAGGAAGCCCAGTCGGTTCTGATGCAAATCCATTTTATGACACATACGAAGAGCTGGGTGTATTTGGAAAAATTGGCAAAGGAGTGGGGGATCTTCTTAACCTTGCCGTCACAAATGCCACTTATGGTCTAATCAACCCACAAAAACTAAACGAATCCGCTGCCGATGATTTTGTAAGGGCATATGAATCTGAAGGCTCGACAGGCGGTCAGTTCGATTGGAACGATCCAAACTATCTAGACATCAGCCCCGGTGCTTTGGGAGATGCCAATTTTGCTAAACTTGAAGCAATGAGTAGCTCAGAAACTGGCATTGAGCCATCACTTCAAGGTGTTGTTGGTGAAGACGGCGAGACAGTCCCCGGTGTAGTTGAAGTCAAAAACACTAAAGATGGGCCAGTGATTGTTACTGGTGGAGATGATGATATTACAACAATAACAGGTGGTGATGATGGTGATGATGGTGAGCCAAGCGGAGTTACAACTGTAGATCCAGCTAAACTAAGCGCAATCTGGAAGCGTTACTACAAAGGCAGTGGCATGGAGTTTTTGCCGCCTTGGATGCGCAAGTGGGCATCTGGAGAGGAAATCGATTTAATTTTGACCAAAGTCACTGTGGATGGT